ATGCTTGGAAAGATGAAGAGGCACAACGTATTGCTGAAGAAAGTGGTGCAGTGCAGCTACCGGAGCCGAATGTGCCTGCAGATATGTTTAGTTAATGGACTACGATATTGCTGAAGCGTTTAGACGTATCGAGCTTGAACTGATTTCATCTATGAGACGAAATTGGAAAAGGCACAATGAAGAAGAAAATAAATACGGCTTCACCTGGTCTAGATGGCAGGCTGAGCAATTAAAGTCTTTGGAGGAATTCAAAAAGAAAAATCCGAGACTTTTTTCTTCGGAATTCAAAGCAATCAATGAGCAGTTTCTTGATAGCATTCTTGGCCAAAAAGAAACAAACTTCTTTGGGGTGCATTCCCGTAAGGTGCAGGCTTTAGTTAAAGCGACGACTGGCGATCTAGTGAAGGCTGAGCACGCAATGCTGCGTAAAGCTAATGATGAGTACCGCAAAGTCATTTACAATGCTCAAACATATTTAGCAAGTGGCGCAGGAACACTTGATAAAGCGGTTGATATGGCCAGTAATGACTTTCTTACTAGAGGTATTAATTGTGTTGTGTACAAAGGTGGCAGACACGTCAATATGGCAACATACTCAGAGATGTCACTACGTACAACAAATAAGCGAATTGGCATGTATGCAGACGGCGCTAAACGTCAGGAATTAGGTGTGCATACCGTCAAAGTTTCACGGTATGGCATGTGTTCTAAAACATGTCAACCATGGCAGGGACGTGTATATGTTGATGATGTGTATAGCGGTGGAACACCTGAAGAAGCTGAAGAACTTAACTTACCTTTGTTGAGCACGGCTATATCCGGTGGTTTATTCCATCCAAACTGCAAGCATCACTTAAGCACATATTATCCTGGCATGGATAACGATGATGATGGTGATCCAAGGCATCCAACGTATGAAAATCCACCAGGCACACAAGAACATCACTACCTACAGCATCAGATCCAGCGTGAAAGAAGATTGCAGGTCGGTTCTTTAAGTGAAGACAAAATTAAGGAACATGCGGATAAAGAACAACGCTTAATAGGGCTTGATGAGAAGTATGTAAAACAAGCAGAATCTTATTTGAATCTAAATGAGCCGGAAAATACTATTAGGAGTATTAAAGATGAGTTCGTAGAAAAATCAAATCCTAATATAGGCGAATTATTATTTGATAAAAATATTGTTAAAGGAAGATTCAAGGAAGAAATAGCAGTTGGAGAGATCTACTTAAAAAATTTTGGTGGAAATGTAAAGTTTTTGAACAAGGATTTATATGAAGGATCATCGCCTGACTACGCCATTGATAATCTTTTGTGGGAATTGAAGACACCAGAAAGTCATAAGAATTTTCACAAATTGATTGAAAAGGGTATCAAGCAGATAAATACAGGGACATTGGATTTACAGCCTGGTGGCATCATCTTGGATATTAAAAAAATAAAAGAGAAAATTAGTATCGAAGAAATTAAACAAATCGCTCTAAAACGAATTGCTTTTAAGTCACCAACTGACATGAAATTCATTATCATTGATGATGACGAGATTGTTGAAGTTTATCAATTCACAAAATAAAAGAGATACGTCGACCTTAGGCGGCCTTCCTATCTCTTTCACCATCAATATAACACTTTTTATTTAAATTTCAAGCAATATTAATATTGCTGTCTTTTAATACATGAAAGGAGAAAAAAAGGGAAATGGTGCAAGTTAAGGTCACACAGGATTATTTCGATAGAGAACAAGATAAATTGATGATTGTTGATGATCAATTTGAATGTTCTCAAGAACGTGCTGAGATTCTTACGAAGTATGGTGTAGCGAAAATCGTAAGGGAAGACGAAGAAATCATCGAAGAAACAGAAGTCACTGCAGAAGAGTAGTGGCTTTTCTTATGGCCAATCACGATATGCCTTAAAAACTGTGCGTGTTTGATTTAAGGGAGACACCCAAAAAAACAGGAGGAACTATGAAAGATGTATTAAAGTATCCGCTTCACATTCAGTATTTTGCTGATGATGGAGCAGCACAACCAAACACAGGAGATGGAAATGACAACAACGGTGCTTCACCTAGCGCGCAAGGAGCAAATTCAAGCGTTTCTATCGACTACGACAAGATTGCTGATGTTTTAGATAAGCGTGGATCACAAGCTCAATATGCTGCCCTGAAAGGGTATCTAAAGGAGCAGGGCGTATCTGCTGATGAAATGGATAAAGCAATCAAAGAATTTAAGGATAAGAAAGAAGCTGACAAGCAGTCTAAAGAAAAAGAACAAGCAGACATGCTTGCAGAAAATCAGCGATTAAAGCTACAGATTCAAAACATTGAAATCGATAAGAAGATTTCAGAACTTGCTGAAGGCGTTAGTGCTGAAAAATTACCTTTCTTAGCAAAGCTTATTGATCGTTCCAAGTTGTTAAACGATAAAGGGGAAATTAATGAAGATAGCGTTAAAGCTGCTATCGAAGAGGTAGTAAAGGCCTTCCCTGATTTCAAGGTACAGGCTGGAGCGACAACACAAGGTTTTACAAAAATCGGAGCAGATGGCTCCAACTCAAAGGCCTCACTAGATGATGTCCTTGCCAAAAATTTTGGTGTTAAAAAATAGGAGGAATATTAAATGCCAAATACAATCGAATATGCAAAAAAGTATGTACCACTCTTAGATCAGGTTTATGCACTCGCATCATTAACAGCCGATCTAGAATCTGATCCAGAACTAGCTAAAGAAGGAGCAAACGCAAATGAAATCGTTATTCCTAAGTTAGAGATGGATGGTTTAGGAAAGTATGACCGTAATGAAGGTTACACAAAGGGCAATGTTAAGTTCAAGTATGAAACTGTTAAGTTTAACTATGAGCGTGGACGTGCGTTCAATGTAGACAACATGGATGAAGAAGAAACAATGAACGTGATTGCTCCAAAGATTATGGGCGAATTCACACGTACAAAGGTAGCGCCTGAAGGAGACGCATTTACTTTTGCTAAGTTAGCAGGTAAGACAGGCGTTTCAAGCGCAACTGGAACCTTAGCTACTGGAGAAGATGCAGTTAAAGCTCTACGTGCAGCATCTACAAAGATGGATGAAGACCAGGTTCCAACAGAAAGCCGTATCCTTTACATCACGCCTACATTAAAGGGCTTGATTGATGATCTAGACACAACAAAGTCTAAGGCTGTTTTAAACAAGTTCTCAAAGGTTGTAGAAGTTCCACAAGCTCGTTTCTACACAACAATTGATTTACTTGATGGTAAGACAAGCGGTGAAGAAGCTGGTGGTTTCAAGAAGAATACATCCGGTAAGGAAATCAACTTCATGATCGTTGAAAAGAGCGCTGTATTGAAGTACAACAAGCACGTTGCTCCTAAGATTGTTACACCTGATCAAAACCAAACAGCAGATGGCTATATCTTTGGCTACCGCAAGTATGGCTTGGTAGATGTGTACGAAAACAAGCTTGCTGGTGTATATTGCCACCACGTTGCCTAATGAGAGGTGCAGCTTATGGCAGAAACAGTAGGAAAGATCTTTGCTGAAGACGTGAAACTGGAAACGGTTGAGCCAATCGTTGAACCGGAAATTCAGCCTGAAATCGAAGAAACAGATAAGAAAAGCAACAAGAAATGAGGTGATGTAAATGCAATACGTCGATAAAGCGTATTACAAGGGCACCTATAACGGTATTATCTTGACTGAGGATAATGCTGATAGATATTTAACGATTGCTTCGCGGCAAGTTAACACTATTTGTAGAGGAAGAATTGAAGGGATGGGCTTTGACAGTCTGTCCCCTTTTCGTAAGTCTTCTATACAAGAGGTGATATGCCGGCAAGCAGAATTTCTTTATCAAAACGAAAGCGTGTTGGAAACATACTTAAGTAGCTACGCGATCAACGGTGTTTCAATGCAGTTTGGTCAAGCGTGGAATCTACATGTAGAAGGTGGAATTGCAATGCCTGAAGAACTGTATCAAACACTACTTAGGACAGGTCTTTGCTATAGAGGGTTTGGCTATTATGGGTAGTTGGCCATCTTTGGTATTGCCACAGTTCTGCAAGACTCCAATTCACCTGACTTTCCATCAAGAAGGAATCGATGAAGATGGAGCACCAATCAAAGCTTTAGAGTTGGATGCCTTGTGTAATTATCAAGGCTCTGCAAAGCGCGTACGTACCGATAAAGAGACGTTTGTGCAATTGACGGGTATTTGCCTATTTAACGGAGATATAGCCCCTAGCGTGCTTGAAATTGGCGCAGGCGAGGCGATTATCTTTGGAGAGAAGAGAACTATCGTTTCTGGGAAGAAGGCACGCAACCCTGATGGTAGCGTGAATTACTGTGAGGTAGATCTTGGGTAAGGTTAGAATCCATTACGGAAACGTTGCTACATTGCGAGATGGATTACGGCAGGCGTTGTACAAGACGGCTGATGCTATCCGTACAGATGTACGAGATAAGCAAGTGATACCGTTTGATAAAGGAACCCTGCAGGACAACACGTTCGTTGATGACACGCGTAATCCTGATAACGCTTATGTCGTTTCATCCACTCCATACGCTCGTAGGCTTTATTTTCATCCGGAATACAACTTCCGTACAGAAAACAATGAGCATGCAGGTGGTAAGTGGTTTGAACCGTGGACCTCTAAAGGCAAATATGCAGGTTGGGTAAAAAGACGATTTGAATCGTTTGTAAAGGAGTGTGCAGATGTCTAGTACAATGAGACTTTATGAAATTAGAAACTGGTTGAAAACACTAAATTTATTTGAGCATTACTATATCGGTAAGTTAGATCAGAAGCCTGATAAGGCAATAGGTGTTTATCAGTTGTCTAGTTCTGGTAGTCCAATAACAGCATTAGGAAACAAGTCCTCTTACAACGTTAAACGCGCATCGTTATTAATTCACTGGAACAACAATGCCAGGGAAACCGATGAAGCGGCAAATACGCTTTTTGAAACAATCATGAATGCAAAACATCCAACTATAGGTGATTGGAAAGTGCTGTTTATTAACATGCTAGTCCCAGAACCACAAGACGTTGGAACGGATGATAAAGGAATCTATGAATCAGTCATAGAAATTGAAATATATTACGAAAGGAAATAAAATCATATGTCTGAAAAATATACAGGTGTATTCCCAGTATTCAACAATGAATTCAAGTTTGATATTGGCACAAAAGATACTCCAAAGAAGGTTAATGTAGCGGATTTGGAGTCATTTTCAGTATCATTCTCTAATGGTATTGAAAACTGGAATCCAATGGATACAAAAGGTTGGCAGCGTGGTCTGATGACCTCCAAGTCTTTGAAGATTGAATTCAAAGGTAAGAGAAACATCGGCGACGAAGGAAACGACTACATTGCTTCTCTTGCTTTCAAGACAGGCAAGGAAGCTACGATTCCATTTGAATGGACGATGGTAAGTGGTGCGAAGTTAGCCTTCAATGCAATCGTGGATGTCACATCTGCAGAAGGCGGAGACTCAACAAATGTTGGAGCGTTAGAGTTCACTGTTAACTCTGATGGAAAGCCAACTTATACTCCAGCAGTTTAAAAACAAAAAATAGAAAGGAAT